CTTGTTGTTTGCTCTCCAGATATATTTGAATGCGTTAAGGCGGCAGTATTCTGCAAATCCTTCTTGCGACGTTGTTTGTTTCATCGCATCAATACATTCTACACCCTCACGCTTGTAATGTAAAGGACTATTTACTGGATCATGTACTTTCATTCTAATGCCTCTGCTACGTCGGGGAAGTGTGCAGCTAATACTTCCCAGCATTGATCTGCTACTACCATGTGTTCTTTCTGAGTGCCGTGTCCCCGCCTCAATTCGCAGTAATGAATCCATGAACGCAAAGTACCACTCATGTAGAGTGTTGACTCTGTATTTCCTTCGGGCAGAACAGCTCGAGCTTGCTCTTTTGCAATTCCATTGTTCAACGCCCACTGGTATGCTTCTTTTGAGGCATGAATAACTTTTGCTTGTCTCATGTTCCACTCTTCATAAAGTCGTTCATGTTGAGTTTTGTTTCCACCTTTGCCAAAGTCTTCTGCATCTTCCAACTCGATACTGTTCTGTCGGTTCTTTGGATCTTGTAGACGAGCTTCACGATACATATGGTTCTCTTGAACTGCATATCGTTGACTAAACTCTTGAAAACTAAAACTACGGTGGCGCAACATCTGACGAGCAATATCTCGAGTTGTTACTATCTCCATAGTAATACTTACCATCTCGAAGGGAGACCAGTGACCATGCTTAATAAGGTATCGCAGTAGCCGTGGTGCACTCTCGTGATGGATTTGATTTTCAGGATTACTGACTCGTGCAGCATATGCTACGAGTTCTTCAGCCGTAGTACAACCTGTCATTGCACTCGGCTTTGTGATTCCTACTAAACTAACTTTGCTCATATCCATTTTCCTGTTAAAAATGAGTCAATAATTTGTATACAAGTAAATTGCACAAATAAAGCTCCTGCTATTCCGAGTGCAGGATAAATAACATTAGCTCTCCATGGGTGTTTGTTTACCCACTCTTCTAACTCTTTATCGTTCATTGCGCCGTAATTCTCTGTTCGTAGTCAGCAAGAGACTCATCCCACCAAGGGGGACGCTCTCGGTGTGACCAACTGGCAAAAGTAGCCTTGTCAAGATGATAATAGTCACGGTAAGACTGTATTGGATCATCGTAGTTCTTGAGGATCTCAGGCATTGCAAGTCCAAACGTGGTGAAGCCCACGCGTTTAAGGTTGACTGGGTCGGGTAACTTGTTGATGACTTGCCAGAACGATTTGTGTTCTTTGCCGTAGCGATATCTAAATTCCTCTGCGAGAGCATGAGCATAGCACCATGTCCACTCGTAATTGTCTAGTGATGATCGAGTCCATATTGTACAAGGATGATTATACATCATACCAAGATATGGAGTGAGTTGTCTTTCTTCCGGAGGAAGAGGTTTTTCAAGTTTTTTGTATTCATTTAGTACTGCGGCTTCATCTTTCTCAAGTGCTCGAGGTACAAATCCAAGTAAAGTATCTACCCATATCGCAGTACATAAAAGTTGTGCGGCCTCGAGTATCATTTTGTTGACGTGTTTATCAACGTGATACTCGGCGCACTTATCTAAATCATTATCTAAGTAAAATAAATTCATGAGAGTATTATACTCGCTTCAGGAATAAATGTCAAGAAGTTTGTCGCAGTTTGCTCAGTATAAAACTTGGATCAGTATACATATAAGGATCCTTTTCATGATTATCTTCTCGCCCTTCTTCAATGAACCAGTCGAGAACGCATCCATTATCTACTAATGCTGCATATCTCCAAGAGCGTCGACCGAAGCCAAGATTGTCTTTGTCAACAATCATTTGCATTTCTTCGGTAAATTTACCACTACCATCAGGAAGTACTTGCACGTGCTCGAGGTTTTGATCATGTGCCCAAGCATTACATACGAACGCATCATTTACTGTAACACAGTAGATGTGATCGATTCCTAACTTAAAAAACTCGGGTGCAAGTCGCTCGAACTCTGGTAGTTGATAAGTCGAGCAGGTTGGCGTGAAAGCGCCCGGCAGGGAGAACATTAAGACTCTCTCGCCTGCAAATAAATCCCATGTATTTACGTCTAACCACTCGAAAGTTCCTTCATTTAGAACTCGAGTATGAAATGTCATGGAAGGTACCATGTCTGGTAATGAGCGCCAGTAACCTTTTTCTTCGTAGTTGTGGCGCTCAGCTTCTGTGCAATAAATTGCCATGTTTATACATTCTCCAATCTTGTCATTAGTCTTTCAGCTCGATTCCCTACTTGGCGGTGCCAAAGCGAGTCTCGACCTTCTATAGCGGCCTGTGCCCAGTCGCCTATCTCAAGATTAGCGTGCATCTTTTTAAACTTTGATAAGCGTGGTCGGCCAAGATTAAACATCATGTTTACGAGTATTTCTTGAACTTCTCCTGGAAATCCTTCCCAGATGTCTGCTCCGTAGAGTGCAACACACTCACTTACAGCCACTTCGAGATCTCGGTCAAAGCACTCTTGTACGCGCTCAACTGAGACTGGTTCTCCAACGTCGTATCCGTGCTCTGGATCTGACTCAAGCACGAGATGTCCCACTCCGAAGGTTTTGTACCCAAGATGGTCCAGATAAATTTCAAAAACTACTCCTTCATCAATCTTCAACTGTTCGTATACAGATTCTTTGTTCATTCGTTATCCTTTTTCGGCTCGTTTGACGCCTTTACAAAACGCCATTCGTTCCGTCTTTTGTCGTACTCATGTATAAGATATGCCCCACTTAGACCCATCATCAAAGCACCTTTGCGCTCATCAAAGCTCCAATCATATCCAATTACGACTACTTCTTCCATTTGTTGTGGTAGGGGTGATTCTTTTTCTTCTTCGGCTTGCGCTA